GTGTTTCGACGTTGCGATCCAATGACCGAATCTGACATTCAATGTATTCTTTCAACAATTCAAGTTCACGACGCCACTGTTCACTAGCTCTATCAACGGCTTTCGTTGTTAGCTCTGTAGGATCAGGTACCGGAACACTTCCTGCCTCTATCATATACCCGATCCTTTCATGCTTCTATTTGGTCACTTCCCTTAACCATGCGGCGTCCCATGTTGCTTTACCAATCAAGCCATCAGGAGTAAGACCCTTATCCCGTTGAAACTCAATCACTACATTCTTAGTGAAGTATCCATACAATCCATCGTCTTTAATCTTCCATCCTCTTTCCTGCATTCTTCTCTGCCACAATGCTAGATCAGATGAATGACCATGAAAGCCGCTAACCGACTCTGCTGGGCCAGATTCCGGGCCAAAGTACTCTCCTGCGCCTAGAGGAAACACAGGAAAGTCTGACACAGAAATGCGCCCAGCACCACGGGAACCAGGAGGCATCTTCTCCTTGAAAAGCCTTGTGGCAGTAGGGTAGACAACATTCTTTAGTTGAGCGATCCGAACGCCAGCAGGACATGAATGTCCGTTAGGATTCCATTCCTCATATAGCGCGTGGTATCCCCAACCGTACCCATTCCAAGAGCCAGCTATTTCTGTTGGATTACCCGTGGCGTGACACCACCAAACATGCAACGCTATCAATGCTTCCAGTTGTTTAGCTGACCACGGATTCGATGGATTGCCACCATCCGATGTCTCAATAGATGTCGCGTAAGTATTGCCTTTATATTGGGCATCCGCTTGTCGGTCCAACGATTGCCATTGGTAGAGTACGCCATCTAGATTAGAACCATCAGAAGGACCACCTAATCCAAAGTGAGATTCAGTTCCCTTGTAACCTCCACCTTTAAACATAGTTTCAGTGCCACGCAAACTGCCAACCATGGTATGTGTGATTAACAAACGTGGAACTATCTTAGGTTCATCTTGACGCAATGACAATGGGCGCCATAAGGCAGGAGGATAAAGAATCCTGTCAACCTTTCCTTTCATCTCATCACTCCTAAAGATAGCATTGAGGAATCACTGAGATGGTTGCGTAATTAAGCATTGGAGAGCCGATCGCAGCATCTCTGTAGGCTTTCCATTGGAAAGTCGTTGTCCCAGGAGGCAAGTCAACATTGACAGTTCCCTTACGTTGAATCGTAACGGACCCAATGTCTCCTGTTAATGGCACCTGTCCCCATACGTTTGTAATAGGAGGAACCGGAAGAGAATAAACACCATAAGAAGTCATCACGCCACGGACCGTTGCACCGTTAGCCACAAGCCAACATCCGTAAACTACTTGACATCTAAGGGAACGTGAAGGATGCGGATTAACCATACTGACATCAGCAGGAAAACTTGGTAGTACTTGAGCCGACGTAGCTGTAATACTATTCTGCCCGTTACCGTAACCCTCTGCCGTGGCGGGTAAAGCAGCGCCTTTACTACGATGCTCAATCCAGACGGAACCATTGTAATAGGTTGTCATTTTGATGTCTCGCAACCAAACCCATTGTCCCTCTTGTGGTTGCGTAATGAATGAATCTCTCTGTCCAGCATTGGTGAAAGAATCGACAGTGTATGGACCAATTGAATCTGCTAACTGGAGAGCATCGTTAGGTACGTCAACTTGCGCATCCGAAAGAGGATACGTGAAACCGTAAGCGTTAGTAGCCATTAGACATACCTCAATGGAGTGACGGAAAGCACAGGATAATTGACCTGGTTGGTTCCAGAAGTATTGTCACGATAGGCTTGCCATGAGAAGTCAGCCGTACTAGCCCTAGTGATAATTGTTGTGAATGTTGACGAACACTGACAGGTCGTTCCAACATTCCCAAGATATAGCACATTCCCCCATGGAAGCTGTGTAATGTAGACTCCACCACTAGCAACAATCTGCGCCCTAACTCCTTGTCCACCAGAGCAAACCATCCATGCGCAATAGTCTACTCTAACTTCCATCTCCTGATTAGGATTAGGATTAGCCACCGAAAGTCCAGGACTGTTAGGCATTGCAGACCATGCTGCTGTCGCAGTGATATTGTTAGTATTGCTATCATACGAGTTAATCTGAAACGTTGGGAGTGCATTACCATACGATTCAATGAACCATGCCGTACCATTATATCTAGTCATGACGTTGGTGTCTCTTAGCCAAGCCATCATGCCTTCAACTGGCGACAAGACTTTGGCATTCCTATCAGCTACAGAATCATAACTCTGAATCACAGATGGGCCAATGGAATCCGCCAGTCTACGCAAGTCACCAGGAATGTCTAACTGGTCATCAATAGAAGGAATCTGGAAACCATAAGCATTGGTAGTCGGCATGTTTTATCCTCTAATCGAAGTTCCGATGTTGCGAACGAAAGGCCATGAAGGAGATGATCTAGCATCTCGCGCATGTTCCCAAAGGAAAGCGCCACGGAGAGTTGGGTTATTAGCCTTAGCAGTGTTCCATGCCGTTTGTGCGACAGACAATGGAGAGGCATTAGGATAGCTTTCTGCGTTCACTCGCAACATGAATGCAAGAATAATCTTGCTCTTAGGCAATCCACTAGCAGCAAGATAGTCGATCTTATCTTGTGCAACTCCGGTCAGTCTGCTATCTCCCGCTTCTGGGAAGTCGTACAACATAGGAGCGTAATAGTCGCAATTGCTTCCAGCCGAAACCGCAGCAGAACGCCAATTTTCACCTAGTGTTCCATAAAGTCCCATCGTCATTCCGACGATAAAATTCTGTCCAAAGTAACCTTTGAGTTGTCCACAGAAGGCTGCCATTTCACTTGGTGTCCAATCGTTAGGGTCTTCCATGTCAAAATCGACACCATTAAACCCGAACGTATTCACCATTGATTGAACAGACGCAAGCATCTGTGAACGGTGGGTAGAATTCTGTAGCTTCACAAGTCCGTTGCTACCGGAACCACCAATAGAGATAGCTACATTAATTCCACGTGCCTTCATTGTAACTACATCAGCTTTAATCTGCGCATCTGAACTATAACCTGTATAACCAGAGAATCCAACGCTTCCCGTTCCAGCACTAGTGGTTTCAGCAAATGCCATCATCACGTAATTAAGTGTTGTTTGTACATCGCTAGGAAATCCACCAAGCGTTGGTGTATTCCACTTGAAATACCACAAACCGACTGCGGGAGAAGGGAATCCGCTTGTTGTCGGTGGAGGAGGGGGCGGTGGAGGAGGAGGAGCCGCGCCAATGGATCGTGCAATCGTTCGGAAAACTTCCCTATTCAAGGGCTGGTGAATCGTATAACCACTCGAGCCAGCAAACAGAATGTAATCAGGAGAATAGCCTCCATTGACACCGATGTTGAAATAGATTGCATACATTACCTGGCCTGCACCTGTACCAGCTTTAGATTGGCAATAGGTGAGCATTTGCTGCAACCAATATGGGTCGTCTCCTCCCCCTCCTCCTCCACCATCATTCACTCCTGGATTACCAAATTCCGGGAAAGCAATTGGTACGCCACGACTTAGAGCCTTCTGTCGCCATGTTTCAATACCGGCAGGCCTACCTCCACCTTCCGTAAGATTGATCTTAGTATTCCAGCCAGTTTGATCCGTAACATGAGGCCAAGCGTTGTACGTATCTACACCAAGTACATCGGGAGGCGTTGCCGTAGGCCAGATTGCGTCAGTATCGCATCCCGTATCACTACCATCATTGTAGACAAGAATCGTTTTGATTCCAGGAATGGTTGCTTTAAGAATGTTCTGGAATCGTCCGTAAGCCGTACGGAAGTTAGCTTCTTCTCCCGGCTGAACATTCCAATCGGACCATGAACCATTCATCTCACGTGCAAAGTTTACGAACCAATACCGAGGATCACGAGAACCAAGGTTAGATTTCAACTTGTCAGCAATTGTCTGCCAACGAGAATCGTAGTTTCCAGCCGCAGCGTTAGCCCACGTTTCGCCATTCTGTTTGAAGATTGCACCAACAGCAATGTCCAAAGCCCTTGTCCATGAACCGAATTCACCACTACCAGGAGTCGTTGAATACTGTTCAGTTTGAGCGGCGGGGGTATCGGCCCATGTCCCCCCAATCTGCAATGGACCATTAACTAGCCAAGCATCCATTTCTCCATTAGCGACAGCAACACCAGAAGCGCCCATCATAAAAGCACCTGGAATAGTTCCTCCTCCTCCCCCTCCTCCACCTGTACCAGAAGGATTAAGAATGAACGAAACTCCAATGTCTCCAAATGTTCCCGCAGGCATTGACGTGCTTGTTGCCGTTCTAACGCCAGAAGCAACATTCGCTGAAAGTCGCATGTATGCCGCAATAGCAGTAACCCAATCAGCAGGCTGACTCAAGTCGCCTAATGGAATCATGTCTGTTGGCACTGTCCAGTTATTAGCTACAACTGGAACTTGAGTCTGCCAAGAACACACCAAAACACCTTCCGCAGTAGCGGATACAGAAGGTGCATCGTGAGATGTAGTCGGTCCTGTAGCAGAGATGAAAGAAGGATTTGCTAAGAAAGGCGTAGTTTGATTAATTCCAATTGCACGTAGAAGAATTACTGCATTCTCAGAACCAGAAGCTGCACCAAAGTCATATGTTGCTGGCTCACTTGCAGTAGCTACCTTGTACCAAATCTTGCAGAATCCAGACGTTCCAGTAAAAGATGAACCCTGCAAAGTCCAACCGGCAGGTGCAGTCATAGACACCAATGCGCCATCAGTATCATTATAGTGAATAGCAATCAGCACATCACCTACTACTGTTCCAACAGGTTTCGTTATAATAGTGCTAGCTTTAACTGTTGAGAAGGTAGCAATCTGCGCATTACTAGAAACAGAACCGACAACGCTAACCGTTGGGGCAGAACGGATTTGAGAGAACACCTGACCGTACTTATACGATCCTCCACCACCAGGATCGGTTTCACTTCTGTACGTGATTTGGAGCGCTCCACTTTGCCTGCGTTCCGCCAATGACGAGAAGGCCATATAAGGATTAGCAGTAGGACTGTAAACAGCTAAGCCGAATGCATTGCCATTAGCTAACTGCTGAACGAAATCAACAGGTAAATCAATCCATCCTTCCGAGTCATAAGGAATCGGTGAAAGTGTTACAGGAGAACCGATTAGCGTAGGTGCAACATCAGGTTTCGTGGCCTGTGTCACCAAATACACCGTGGGAGCTATAGACGTGTACACGCCGCCAGCAGTTCGCCTAAGATATATCTTTGCAGAAGTCACCGTAGAACCATTTAGCGCAGTATTGATTCCGCGGCCATAAAACCAAACACCAGTATTCAATCCATTCCCAGAATCTCCTTGGTGTGGCTGCCGAGTGTCAGTACGCCACGCACCATTAGCATAATCAGCAGTAGCCAAAGCCACGAATGTGCGAGTAGAAACAGTCTCTAATGAAATAGGTGAAATTGGCTGTGTTGGAGTCGGTTGCGTAGGGATAGGTGCGCCTTCCCTATTTCCTATAGGATCGCTAGGATTAGTAACTGCATCAACAACAATGCGCTGTGTTCCTTGCACCATAACCAACACTGAATCATTGACAGCAGGAACATAGCCACGCAAGTGAGGCAGAGTTACTTCGGTTCCATGAATGTTGACGACAACCGTTGAATTCATTGGCGTTGCGACACATGTACCGATGACGTAGTAAGTTCCGCCTGTTGACATTGGCAGAACATTCTCAATTTCTAGCGTCATGGTCAGTCTCCAATGACTACTATGGATGAATCTAGCGATCTAATCGTAATGCTCATTGATCCAGGTGTTAATGGCAATGTCATCTTTGTTACCCTTCCAGGAATGATTCTATCAGGAAGAATAACCTGCACTGGATCGTCTAATTCTATCAGGTGATTTGGAACAACGGAAAAAGTGAATTCTCTATCTCTCCCACGAATTATGTCATTGAGTCGAGTAGTTGCTGCCCTATCCGCTGCGGCATAACTATCAATGAGAGGGGAAGAATAAAACAATGGTACCTGACCGAATGGTCCTCCCCACCGAGAAGGAGAAACAGGATCAAGGTCGTAAGCGATAGAGATACATGGAGCTAAATCTCCATTAGCTTCACCAGTTACAAACACTGCATTGTAAACGCCATCCCTAGAAACATGAATCGTGTAATCAATGATAGTTCCACCTGTTCCAGCCGTAAAAGTCCAAACAGGAGTATCACCATAAGCAGTAGCTTTCTTGATATTCAAGTAACCATTAGCATCCATTTGCACAATGGCGCCTAGTGAAGTTGCTAGAGCCGCAATGTTTTTTACTCTGTCACTTTCATAAACAATCTTTGTTGGAACTTGAACATTCACTAGCTCTAGATCAATAGTGCCCATTGGAACCATGCCACCGAGCAGACGACGAACTTCACTAAAGATTGTAACGCCAGGATTAGGCTGGTCAACGCTTAACAATCTAGCGTCGGCGAGAATTGACATACGATCCAAAGCAGTAATCTCAATCGTACATCCTCCTGAACGCCATGCGCCAGAAGGGATTTGAAACCATGCATGGTGAATATCAATGTCCTGAATTCTAAACCATCCCAACGACAATGGTTCCGCTTCTGCCGCACCACCAGCAACACCAACATTTATATTGATCTCTTGGCCATAACATGCCAAGGGATCGGTTGGATACAAAGGTGCAAGCTTTCCAGTGCTATCAGCAATAGTCAATTGCAATCTTGATGCGACATCTTGGCCAATGTCAGAAGTGATAGAACCAGAAGTAACAGGAATATTCGACAACACCAATTGATTGTTGTACCAGACATCCGCCCATACAACTAATTCGTACGATCCGCCTAACGCTGCGAGAGTGGCGGTTCCAGCAGTCCTCATTAGAGACCGCCTCTTTGCGAAAGCTGCAAGTAAGTAAGGTTTGGATCAGAAAGATTCCTATAGATGTAACCCTTGAGTGCTATTTCAGCATACGTATGCAAAGCACCAGTCAAGGTTGTCGGTGGCTGAGAAACAACCGTAACATCCATTTCAATCAAACGAGTAGGATCGGAAATCAGCCTATTAATCCTCTTCTCAGTTACAGTGCCAATCCCAAAGAATGCAGCGCCACCATCACTGATATCCCAAGTATAAGCAGGTGCACGCAATAAAACAACTGGTGTAGAATCAAGCACCGAACGCAATATCTCAAGTTCATTAAGTGTCAAAGTCACAAGAGAAAGCCTTCCACTTCCTGTAAGTCGCTGTCCTGAAACCATTACAGGAGAAGGACTTCCAATCACATTCAGCATCGCATTGTCAATAGTCCGAACAAGATCAGGGAAAGAATGCACCCTAACTGCAGTTGCATTAGTTGGGACCACAGGATCGGTAAGCCACGTGTACACGCTGTCTAGCTGAATGGTATAAAGAGCAGAGGTTGTAGATGGAACAGCGAGAACAGTTTTCGTAATAGCAGTATAGGTAAGAACCTCATTCAATGGAGCTTCGTAATCATCAACGACAAAGGGGAGACCAGTTAAAATCTTTTCTGTTGCACCACGCAACGAAACTGTTCCCCGCGAAGTGGTACGGTAAATAGTGATTTTGTCAGCATCAGGTGCAACATACGAAACCGTTACTCTCACACCAGGAGACGGAGTATTCAAAGACGTTAACTGTAAAACAGGAGCAGGTGAACCTCCGAATCCAGAAACAATTGCAGTTGGTGTAATTTGCGCAGAAGAGAATACGCCTAACGTACCTGCCTTAACATGCACAATAGTAACGTTACGAGTGATCGTAGAAGTAACCTGGCCTTGCTTACCTGGTGCAGCAGCTACTCCAACAACCGTGGCGTTGCGCGTAATCGCTTGTGTCACAGAACCTGACAGTGAACCTGCACCATCAGAAACAGTAAGGTCATCAATGTCAATGATCTCACCAGAAGCATTCCCACCCTTACCATTCACAATGCAATAATTAGCACTAGTGATTCTACTAGCAGTTGAATCGGTTGTTGTTGTCCACGATCCAGGTTCAGAGCCTCCTGAATCCCAGACCTTTGCATCAAGCGTAACCGTTGCGCCAGTACCTGTTACCTTAAACTTGACCTTATATGCTGTACCCTGTGTGAAAGTAAATGATTGAGCAGAACCAAGAGTTGTATAAGACCAATCGTTAACCCTAACGAATTTCCATTCATTACCACCTTTGTTAAGAAGAATGTTGTAACCATTCTGCAAAGACGCAGCACTAGGTGTTCTTACCCATATCTCTAAAGCGCCATCAACCGTATTCGTAAACGTCAGTGTTAGATCGCATTCCGTATCAGTACGCGAACCTGCGCCTTGTGCTCTAACTCCCATGATGCCACCGTAAACAGTAACGGTGCCCATATTGAGTCTACCTTTGTTACCATAAATGTAAGCACTGCTACCAGCAGATACATTCTCATTGGTCCAGTTGCTAGCATTCCAAGCAGCATTGTCGGTACCTGTGAATAGCTCTGTTAGATAAACAGCCATTAGTAACTCCGTCGTCCAGAGTAGTTACGAGCAGCATTACTTAACCCACGCCGAACCTCTACTGCCGCAACGCCTCTCACTAACTCACCATCTAGGTACACATTGACTTGAGTTTCTCCACTGCCATTCACAATCGAGTTAAACTGTTCACCAGTAAGAATATGTTCATTAGCGCCAGTTCCGTTGTACGCCAACGTGTATCCAGGCCTGAGCATTCCGCCACGGTCGTACCCACCAGACCTATTCCAGCCAGCCGGACCAGAGCCATAACGTGCAATGGTGTATCGGATAGCAGCGTAAATGTTAGCGAACGGATCGTAGATTCCTCGACTGTAGTACTGTCCAGCATACGCAGCGAACGTCGGACCGATAACCTGCATCAAACCCTTTGATGGGGTACCGTTCTTAGCGTTGATGTCCCAAAGGTTGATAGCGTAAGGGTCACCTCCGCTCTCCTGTTGCATTCTTCGTAGTAGGTCACCGAGCCAACTACTAGGTGCACCAGCGGCTTTCAATGCAGCTAACGCTACATCGGCCCAACGTTGAACACCTGCACCAGCGGCATTACTACCGCCTAAAGGATTCCATCCAAGTCCCTTAATCCAACCGTATACTTCTGCAACAGCCTCTTTCGTCTTTCCACCAACAGACTTCACAAAGTCCCATGCCTTACCAGCGCCAGACTTTAGGCCAGTAAGGAATCCTTCCATGATTGCTTTACCGGCTGGCACAAGCAATCCTTTGTCAAGAGATACCGGACCCTTGTTATCTTTGATCCAGTTTCCAATGCCAGCAACCCATGTCTTGACGGTTTCCCAGATTTCTTTTAATCCATTCCAGAATCCAGTAATGACATCTTTGCCCTTATCAGTCAGCAGTGTTTTAAGATTGCCAACTGCTGACGTGATGTTTCCAGGTAGGTCCTTGAAGAACTTGATGACAGAATCAAGCGTGTTCTTTGCAGAAGTTTTAATTGAATCCCAGGTATTCGATACACTCTTACCGGCATCGGCAACAGGACCAGTTATGAAATTCTTGACACTCTGCCACGTGTCTTTCAGCCAATTCCATACTGCTAATGCAGCAGCCTTGATGGTATCCCAATTTTTACTAATAGCTACAACAGCCAAACCTATTGGGCCAGTAAGGATTATAAGCAACGTAGGCCAGTTACTCTTTACCCAATCAAAGAATCCCTTGGCCTTATCCCATACCCAGCCAAAGGCAATCTTAGCTCCGTTCATTGCCTTATCTACAACATTACGGAATGTTTCAGAATGCTTGTAAGCGTAGATGAGACCAGCAGCCAAAGCCGCTATCCCAATAATTATCAAACCTACAGGTCCGCCTACTGCTGCCATGGTAGTTTTCAAGAAAACTTGAGCTCCAGCAGCAAGTTTCGTTGCGGCAGTCCATACTTCCTGCGCTGTCGTAATAGCTTTAATTACAACGATAGCAGTGCCAACTGCAACCGCAACTGATTCAACAAGCGTTTTGTGATCTTTATAGAAGTTGAGAAGATCACCGCCAACACTCACCATCAACTTGAAAGAACCTACTAGACTATCAACAAGAGGCTTAAGTTTTGGCCCCATTTCATTACCAAAGTCAGCAAGAGCAGGAATACCCTTGTCTATCAACCAGTTTGTAAACTCGGTCAATTTCGGCAAGAGTTTCAGACCCAAGTCTCTAAAGAAATCACTTACCTTATCTTTCAGCCTAAAGACGGCTCCACCGAATCCTTCGCCCGCAGCCTTAGCTGCGCCACCGAATTCAACGCTCAATTCTTTTAGAATCATCTTCTGCGCTTCCATCGTGTGACCACCTTCTGATAGATGGTCAAACGTCTTCTGTAGCGCAGGATTCCATTCTCCATTGATTACTGCTGCTGCTTTATTCACGTCGCCATGTTGCTCTTTCAACACCTTATTGAATTCAGCAGTAGTAAGCGATGTGTTACCCATAGCTTTCAATGCCTGTACAATTCCACCATTGACTAGAGCATCAGCCATGTACTTCTGCTCTTTAGTAAAACTAACACCCACCTTGCTTAAAGCAGTGATTCCCTTTACTGGATCATTGAGAGCCTTTCCCACCTGAATAGAAGAAGTCTGCAAATCCGTGTGCAATGCCGATGAAAGATCAAGTGCAGCTTTAGTAGCCTGATTGAAAATATCATTACCACTACCAACCTTGTTCTGAATCTTTGTGAAGGTCAGCAGAACATTCTCACTATTTTGAATCAAATCTTCATCGACAGCAGCCATACCTTCAAGACTACTTGCCATATCTCTAACGCCTTTAACAGAAACGCCAGCAGCGTTACCTGTTGACTTGATTACTGCCTCAGTAGCTCTACCGAGTTTCTGATATTCATCTGCCGCCTTCACTCCATCAAAAAGTGCCTCACCAAACTTGATAACACCTTCTGCTGCTTTCTCTCCCAAACTAAGTAAAGCACCTTCGCCAATCTTTTTAAACGTGGCTCCAATACCTTCGGCAACTTTGGATGCTTTGTCATGAGCGATGAAGTTCCATACGAGGCTATTCTCCATTACACTTTCAGCCTCTTCTCAAACATGTCAAGGGTATCTTTAAGCTCTTTCTCTACCTCTTCCTTATGCTTTCTCATTTCATCATCAAACCAACCTGCTCTTGATGTTTGAGTTACCCAAACATCTTTACCCCAAACAGGATGTCTCCATGAACCTTTGTTCATAAGTTTAGGTAGATTGCCCTTAGGGCCCAACGATGTTTTAGAAACCCTGATACCAATTCGCGGAGAACTCGACGTAGAAATTTGGGATGTGATAGAGCGAGCGATTCCTCTCCGCAAGCCCGATGCTCCCTTTGACTTATTCTGTGATGGTAAATTCAAAGCAGCTTGTTTAGCACCAGCAACAGCACCAGCAGTACCTTTCTTCAACGCTTTTCGAAACTCTTTCGCAACGTTCTTGTCAAGCTCTTTCAGTTTTCTAGCAAGTTCTGGAATCTGCTTAACCGCTGGTCCTGTTAATTCTAACTCAAGTAAATGATTGACAGGCATCTCATCTCCCTATGGCCGTAACCCCAATGCCTGCAACAGTTCCCCATGCTTGTCCTCGACAGCGCTGCCAAACTCTGAGTCTAGAAACTTGTCAAATCTTTCAACTTCTGCGTCTATGTTTGGCAGTTCAACTTCGGCACTGTTGACTTGATACAATGCAACTACTTGCCGATCCGAAAGAATTCTTTCTCTCAAATCTTCAAGTAAGAACACGTATGCAATGTCGCATACATCGCTAACTGTTAACTCTGCCGTGCCTCTTGCGAACGCAACACTGCCATCTGCAAATCTGGCCGACCTTCCAATTGTGCCAAGGCCCGCGAGTAAGAGTCGTCCATTGAATTCATCTCGCCTGTGTCCAACCCATCCGAGGAGTCGGATGGCACGGTAGGGTTTCGAGTCGTCAAGTCCTCAAAGATGCCCTGAATGATATCAACGAAAACCTCTGGACGAGTTTCAAACTGTCCAGCATTGAATCTGAACGTCTTATATTGCGCTACTCCCAAAAGGGTTTCAAACAGTTCCGCCATGAAAGCCATTGAGCGAGGATCGGTTGTTGGCAATCCTTGCATTCTGGCAATCTCTGAAATTTCCAGCGGACCCAATTCACGACACGTGTACACGATGCCATCAAGTTCAAACTCAACAGGGTCCGGCATTACTTCTGGCTTTGGAGAAGTATAAACCCTACGCTTACGCTTAGGCATTAAACTCCCCTGCCCTAACTCCCTTTAGAAAAGCTTCCCATTCATCACGGGTAAATCTCAGAGGAGGAATGTCAGGTGATTTTGTATCCCTAATCTCAATCACATCAAGATCGCTTCTCATAGCTACACAGGTATTTTTGGAACAAAAACTAGAAATACGCCAATCTTCACCCATTACAATCCTCACCTCTACACAATCCCTTGTAAGACTGAAACTCGACTTGAACCAATTCTCGTCCATCTTAGCCGCGCGCCACCCCGGCGCCGTAGTACTCCCACGGAATGCCAGAAACAGGAACCTCAAAGTTGAAAGTGCATGGGATGACAGCGAAATCAGGAGACTTCTTGTAGGCAGACGAGATACGGCCAGAACTCATTGTCTGGTAGAAGATAGCTCGCACAGTATTGTCAAGAGATTCCCAACCAAGCATTGCACGAACTTCAGTTCCAGGAACGGGAGGGCGAACCCTACTCAAAGTCGTTGCACCAGAACCACTTACAACAGTAGGAGCAGAACCATTCAGCGCCTTGGCAAGATTAGACAGCGTGTAGCTAGCAAGGTTGAATGCAAACGAACCAGAGCGGTCAGTCGTTGCAAACCTAATAGGGTCTAGGAATTCAGCAACAGTAATAGGAGCAACAGTAGATTCATACTCGAAAGTACTGCCATCCTGGGTTGCCCCAAGCGAAACCCACGGTCCAGCCCAGCTATCCGTGAACACGGAACCGGAAACAGTATTAGTAGGAATGGACGTTGCCAACGGAGCCCAGAACAGATAGCCCGCATCGACAAGAATGTTTGGAGTTGCAGTAGTACCAGGCATTGTTACTCTCCCTTAGCCAAGCGAAATGATTGCGAAAGTCACGGAAGTGATTGGTGTAGTTGAGATTCCAACAAGCCCATCAGCAGGATCAACATAAGGCCATGTGTTAGGAACACGGATAAACTGCATTCCAGTAGTTGCAGCGATAGTAGCCTGGGCCCTATCCGTAATAGCCAAATCGCCATCAGCAGTATCCAACGTAACCAACGTTACAACCGTAGTAGAACCTCCTGCATTCTTTACGTGAAGAATGCATCCTGGCGGAACGCGGTCAGTTGCAGCAATTGCATTGTAAGTTGCGTTAAGTCCAGTCTTTGGAATCGCCTGTGCAGACGTATATGTTGCCATTACTCAATCACTCCCGCAGCACGATTAGCAGCCTCTGCCGCTGCAATGTCTTCTGGACTTGCCATGTCAGTAGCACCAGGAGGAGGCGTAACCCTAACTGGCACAACAACTTCCAAGTCAGGAGGAGCATCCTCTCGACGGACAACCTGAGAAGACTTAACAATCCCACGGTTTACATGACTCACCGGAACAGGATCACCAGGATTGAAAGCTCGAGCCTCACCAATGTAAATGACCTCTGTCGCAACGTATGTATACCATTCTTCTTCTAGCTCTGCTTTGAATTCCGCCAGCTTCTTACTAACCATTACCGTATCTCCTTACGTAGTAGGCTTTGCAATGCATTCGACACGTAGCGACATTCCGACATACGGACCCTTAGAAGTCAGAGTCTGGAAAAGTGACCACGCTCCCAAGTTCACAGAAGACAAGGCGTTCACGGTCAAGAAAACACCTGCGACAGTAGGCCTTAGCAATTCACGTACTGCGTCTCTATAATTAAACACCCTGATACGCAAGGCGTTTACATCAGTCCCACCCCACGCTTCCGCAACACACAGAATTGTGAATCTTTCAACAGTGACGAATCCACTACTTCCGCTAGGATCAATCTGACCTTCAATAGCAAGCTGACTAGTTACATCTAAATCAGTCCCGATGAACAAGCGATCAAAGTCAGATTCACCAGAAGGCTTAGGACCATTGTAAATAGTAACACCTGTCAACGCCACGGATGCTTCTGCCGCAGCGGCAAGCGCATTCAACGTGTCATTAATGTAACTCATGCTACCAATGGTCCTTGTTTAGTGGGCTGCAATAGCTCCAATACCCTACGTGGTACTGAGTACTCCCTGCCGCTAACAGTGAATACGTTTGATTCCTCTACTCCCGGACCAATATTGAAGAACGACGGACGTGGCCCACGCTGAGTCTCCCATATGTGAGACAACATTTCTAGGGAGGCATGACGAATGTTCGATGGGACCGATTCCCTTCCGGCAACGAAAGTCACGTTGAATGGGCCACCTGAAAACTCGCCACCGTCAAGCCTTTGAACACGGCCAGTTTCTTTATCAAGCTTAAGGGTATTCACTGCATACGATACACCAGCAGTAAGATAAGGAACGATGGAAGTAAGAGAGATTACTGGACGTTTACGCAACCACAAGCTAGGCCCGCTAGAATGAGACTCTGAAACTGCCTGTCTCACAACAGGCCCGATGAGACCCTCGACAATATCAGTAACAACCAAGATATAATTACTCAATTCATTGTCGATATTCGTTTCGACAAATTCTAGATTCAAGAAAGTCTTAGCGGCAGCTAGCGAAACAATTCCAGTCGTCGGAAGAGAATCAACGTCGAAACTAAAACCTTTAACCGTTACCGGATTAGTTGTGGATACGACCCCTGTATGCCTACCAGCTACAGTGCACGCAAAGTCATAGTGGTACTTACCGACGGAATCAGGAGAGCCGAAATTCGTTGTGCCAGCGCTACTTCCATCAGGAAGAAGGATGGCAAGGGTGATTGTCGATGGAGTTACAGGAGCACCGTTTCCATCGAAAACATCGTAAGTGATTCGATACAAGCCACCGACCTGAACCATTAGCTAACACCTTCTCCGATAGTGCCGTGTGGCATGTCTGTTGATCCTACATAGCCTTCTGAAAGAATACCTGTTCCATCATGGCCATGTGGCGCATCTGTTTTAGAATCTGCTGTCCCGTAAGGACCATTACTGGAACCGACTGCGGCATAAGCGATTCCGGGTGAATCTGTACCGATTCGACTATAACCATACGTACCAACAACGTAAGCAATGACAATAGCGCTAATAGAGATAGGAGCACTGACCGGAGTCGAGATGGCACGCTGCGCTACTACCGTGTACACGCTTGCAACGCTAGCGATCACGCTCCCCGTGCCATCGGTCCGGGCCGTCACCGTTGCGCCCGCAGCGATTGCAGGAGAGGCGTTTCCGAGGGCACCACACAGGCCAGCGACCGAAGCGCCAGCAATGATCGTTTGTGTGACCTGGCCGATCACACCTGCGGTCGTAGACCCAACAACGTTGTAACCCGCTGTCTCAGTAGCAGTTACAACACCGCTCTTAGCAACAACTCCAACAACAGTGCTTGCAGCAGTTAGCGTTTGAGTCACTGCACCAAACGCTGCAACAGCGCCGACAATCGTACTCGCTGCTGTCTCTACTGCAGTTACGGAACCCGTTACACCAGAGATAACGGAACCAACAACGCTGTGAGCCGCTGTCTCAGTAGCGGTTACAACACCTGTCTTGGCAACAATCCCAACGACACTAGAACCGACTGTGATTGCTTGGGTTACTGCACCGAACGTCTGCACTGTTCCCACAACAGTGCTTGCAGCAGTTAGCGTTTGAGTAATTTGACCTTGAGGCTGCGCACCACCGATAGAACCAACAACACTGTGAGTCGCTGTCTCAGTAGCAGTTACAACACCAATCGTGCCAACGACACCAATAACACTGAAACCGACTGTGACTGCTTGAGTTACAGTTCCAACGTCACCGCTTACACCAACGACACTGGAACCGACTGTGATTGCTTGAGTTACAGTTCCAACGTCACCGCTCACGCCAATGACGTTGGAACCGGCTGTGATTGCTTGGGTTACGGCTCCAATATCACCACTCACACCAATGACACTGGAACCGGCTGTAACAGTAGCGGTTACATCGCTAGAAGGACCACCAGAACCAACAATTCCATCGACAATAACGTTTGCTATAACTGTTTGTTCTACACTTTGACCTGCATAAATTTCAAGAGCAGCCCAGCGCCATTCGGTCGTAGAAGTACCAAAGCCATCTATTGTTACAGACTGCGCACCCTTTGGACCCAAGTATCTATAGCCTTGAATCCATGAAATGAAACCGCCTTGAGTACCACTAATATAAGTAAGTTCAGGAGATGAAGGAGCGCCTAACGCTCCCCAGTCAAGAGCGGCCAATAATAATGTAGAGTAATCAAAGGTTGACGTTAAGGCAGCAGTAAACTTGTTTGCACTTGATGTTCCGTGACCAGTAGCACCAGTTAGGGGAAGTGATCCATCACGTGTTGAAACCCTATATACCACAAAGGAAATTGCACCACATAGAGCAACATCACCACTAGCAGTTACCGTCATGGCAGTAACATCATTGATACCAACTGGTCTGGTAAAAACACTAGCAGCACCACTAGCGCTCGGGGTGTCGCCATCACCAGAAGCACAATTTCTATTTCTAGTCCATGTTCCACCAAGAGAATCAGAACATGTCGAAAGAGGGTCTGTAGAAGCGCTAGAATCTAAAGATACACAAGCTACTAGTAGCTCATTCTTTGCAGGAATGAATGAGCTACTAGTAGCTGTATTACTACTTGAACCTGCAAAGGCACATGCTTGAATGACGAATACTCGATGAATATTGTCAACATTACCACTAGCTAAAGGATCAATAAACGGCGGAAAGCCTAGCCCTAAGACATTGCTAGTGCTAGGCAGAGTAATCGTCACGCCGTTTTCACCACCTACCTATTTACTACGGAGTGGTGGTCAAGTCCTCAAGAGCGAAAGTGTGCAACTGGATTCCATTACCAGCGTTAGAAATTGAGAACTGTGCAGTCAAATCAATTTGATTAGCGACAGACGAATCGAAACCTGTTCCAACAACAGGAGTTGCAGCCTGCCACATTGCTGATCCTGCGCCGCCAGCACTCGGAACACCAGACCCCACAACGGATTCCGACTGCCAAGTTCCCTGCGCCATAATGTTTGCAGAAGTACCAGAACCAATAGCTCTCACAGTCAAACCCACATCGAGAAACCAACCCACGTTCGTTTTAGCAACAGCGTTAAGCTGAATTGCCTGACTCGTTGCAACAGCGATGTTTGCAGTAGGTCCCAACTTGAAACGAAACGTCAATGTTCCTGGCGTCGTTACAATGTTCGACACGCGCCCCGACGCCCGAAGGATAAACCGCTTACCAATGCGGTTAATGTATCCAGATGGAAGCACAATCTTTGTAACTGCCGGAAGCAAAGTCGTTTCAGCAGTTGACGTGCTGAATGCCGTACCGTCAATCTGTGCTTCAACGAGTGTGCTCTGGTAACCAGGCATTTTAGGCCGCACTTCCCCAAACCATCAACCAGCCGGAATCATTCGCCAAACCCGTAGTACCAAGAGTGACGACATTGGCAGCAGGATTAGCCAAAGCATCTTTCTTAGCTGTCGTTGTCCAAAGTACAACAGCTAGCTTTGCATCCTTGAACCATGCCGAAACGTCAACAGTATCAGCAGTATTGCACTTTCTGATAGCAAACACTGCAAACGTATCTGTTCTAGAGTCGGCAAAGTGCAATGTAATCTGGTCAGCAGCTAGAACAGCCACAACGTTCCCCCAAAGATTAAGCAGCGATTGGCGTATACGAAAGCGTAAGAGTGGTAAGGGTAAGAGTGTTCGTGTTCACAACTGCCTGTGGCGTTGTAAGAGAAGCGCTCTGCAAGAAGTTACCCGCAGTAGAAGCATCCCACATAGAAATGTGAGCAATCGTTTCAGTAGTGGTCATTGTCCATGCAGCAAGAGTATTAATCGTCATACTTCCACCAGAAGCAGCATTCCATGTTGCCTGGTTTCGCGTGAGAACCGCAGAAGGGTTAGACGTTCCAGCAGCACCAGGATCACCAACATTTGTGTGCAGCTTTACCCATACAACCAACTGCGTATAAGTGACGTTTCGGTAGACATTCAGAATGTTGTTAGCAGCAGCAGCGGCTAGTCCGACAGTCATTTAACTTACTCCTTCTGGGTAGCTCACTGGGTAACACACAGGACATTCAGGAACACACGGATCGTTATGTGTTACTTCTGCCGTGGCAATGACATTTAGTTCGTTCTCAAAACCGTTGTCACTCAAGGCTTTACCTCCTCAGAAACTGTAATCGCTTCTGCTTCTGCACTAGTTTCCATCTGCTCCTTGAGCGCAGCCTTTCCTGCCGTATAAGCATAGAAGTCAAGTTCACTAATCCATGCTGACTTGTGATGACTCGTCGGAATTCCGCTATGAACATGCAAAGGATAGTTCATTGCTCCGAGACGAACACAGAAAGACAGGTCTTCACCAATTAGATTCCCACCAGTTGACGGGTTAGGAATCCTTGAATACCAGTTCTGGCCGTACTGCTCACGCATTCTTTCAAGCACACTACGATGAATCAGAATCGCAGCAGAACCCGTTGCGCCACAACGGATTAGCATGTTCGGTGGATACGATGCCCTTCCTACAAAACCAGTCTCATCTCCGATTGTCTTCCAATCAAAAATGGTTGGCCGTGGCTCACAACGGAATCCACCCATTCCATCAATGCCAGTTTCTTTCCAAGAGAAACACAATGCACCGATGACGGGCCGAGTTTTAGGATCAGCAGCTTCCACCAAACGATCAATCATGTCCGGCTGAAAGCCCATGTCAGTATCAATCCAACATAGCCACTGAGAATCCCTGTTCTCTAGAAACTGTTGAATTGCCGAGTTGCGCGAGTCAGGCAAACCGTCTGTGCCACAACGGACTGCAATCCAACCACCACGAATAACTCGTGCCTCATGCTGCAAGTCCCATGCCACCAACTCAGTTAGCGACATGTGCCATGAATGAGTAACCAAATCCCCGTACTCATGGTTTCCATGGACATACGCCACGGTCACTGCATCCGACTCCTGCACAAGCGTTTCCGCAGAATCCTCAACAGGAATCACTGTTGCAGTCTCAGTTTCCATGCTTCGCCTAAGCCTTGCCGTGAACCGTTGTCACAGAACGCTTTTCACCAGGATTGGCAGTAGCTGCCTCAACATTGGCCTTAACTGTAGGCGTAGCAACAGCTTTCGCCCACGGAAGCGTGTCTCCCGCTTCTGGTGCACGAGACGTGCGAACGTCTATCGGTTCCGCCTGGAACCAATCAGGATGAGACTGCACAACGGGATCGTTAATGTCCCATGGCTCACCGCGATTGATTGCAATCGTAGGCGTTACCCACGTGCTGAACGTTGCAAAGACTACATTCTCAGACATTCTGTTCTCTCTTGTTTTAGGTGCATAGTGTCCGGGGTAAGTCTTTCAGACTACTTCGGCAAGTTTCCCTCGAAACTTACCCCGGACACGTTATGCACGTTAGGACTCGCGGAAGTCCTTGCCGTACAACCTGTTACGCGGTGTTCGTCTGCACACGGAAAGCAGTGTCATTCACACTGTTTCCCCCGATGCGGGCATATGCGAACCAGCCTCTTTGTCCGGTTGGCCTGTTATTGGTCACATCAAACAGAGTCGGAACAAGTTCAACGTTCATACCCTGCCGACGCGCAACAACATAGTTGCTGAAATCGCCCACCACGAAACGGGTCTCAGCAGCAGTAGTACCAGTGAAGTCAGGGAAGTACGGATTCTCCATAACGGGCCGGTTGAACAGAACTTCAGCAGCACCAGCCGGAAGCGTAACAGTTGCAGCGTGGTAAACGTTAGCCGCACCAAACTGCCGGATAGCATTGTTGACACCGACACTCATCATGAAGGATGCGCGCCGACGGTACTTCTGCGGCAACGCCTTCCACGTGTTGTACACATCTTGGAACCCGAAAGAACCATTCGTAGTAGCAACAACACGAGAAGCAGTAACAGCGTTAATTGCGGTGAGAAGTCCTCGCGGTTCAGACGTTCCATTGCCTCGACTGAACTTGTCAATCAGAAGCTCGTCATAACCGACAGAGAGAAGTCGCGCCATCTCTCCCTGGAAATCGGGCCAGTCCTGCCCAACCTCAATGGAATACGGAATGAAGCCGCGCGCAGTGAACACGGTAACGCTGGGCTGCGCAATCGTAATTGCGTCATCAGAAACCGCAGTGCCTTCTGAATCGAACGACCACGAAACACCAGCAGCACTAACGCCCTTCCAAGCGTTAGTGTTCACATCAACCTGTCGCGCAAGCGAAAGGAACGGGTTGTCAGTTTCCTGGTCCGTAAGAATCACAGAGGGGTCGATGAACACAGGAATTGCGAAACCGCCTGTGGTAGTAGTGCCTTCCGCAGCGGCTCGATACTCCTCATAACGCAGCATGGCAATACGCTCATCATCGGTAAGAACCGCATTAGAGCGAGTCATCATCTTATAGAATGCGTTACGGTAACCATCATTCTCGGTAACAATGATGCGTCGTGCCAGTTCAGTCATTCGCGCATTGCGAATGTTCTTGTCGAGAGTGTCAAGCGCACTAGCGGAAAGCGGGTAATTCGACTCCCGATCCTCAAGAATGCGAAGCGCGCCATCACGCGCAGTACGCCAATCCATCGGGCGAACATCCATACCGAAAGTCTCTTCGGATGCCTTACGTGCGTCGGGAAGTCCGCTAATCTTTCGGAAAGTGTTAGAACGAATCTGTGCAACTCGCGCGGCACGTTCCTCAAGCTTCTTGTATTCCGGGAAAATCGTATCGCGCTGAGCAGTAAAGTCTTCCCACTGCGCTTCCTGCTCATCATCAAGGTGATCCCGAGAAGCAAGGTCGAGAATCTGCGCATCCAACTCTTCAAGTTGAGTACGCAGTTCAACAAGCTTAGAATTCTTAGGATCAAACTTTTCGTCGGCACCCATTATTTGACCTTTCCAACTCTATTCAGAGTCACGTAGTTTAGGCGGGCATACTTTCGCCTAGCATCAGGAGTGTTGGGTGCCTCAACGGGCGGCGCAACATTTTCATTGTCGCCAGGTGCGCTTTCGCGCGGCGTGGCGTCGTCATTCTCTACCCGAACCTCATCGTCAGGCAAGTCCTCTGAACCTGAATCTTTTACCGGATTCAAGTTAAACAACAGTGCGCGTGCCACTTCCGATGCCTCGGAAGGGATTTCAGTGTCTTCGATAACAGGTTCGGTTTCAGCAAAAGCAGCGCGAGCTAATGAACCTAGAGTATGTTGCAAGTTAAGAATGTAGTCAGGATTACTGCGAATCAGGTAAGCGATATCACTTGCACGAACACTAACCGATGTACCTTCGTAAGCTGGAAAAACAACAGGTCCCATTTCTGGCACCTTAAGCTCGATCAACTCGCGGTGAAGTGGGCAACGAGAAGCATTAGGAGTCCAGAGCAAATCTGAAACTTCTTGACGGCTAAGCTTTGCGCCTTTCTTGTCTGTCCATTCATCACGAACAACTTCGAATCTGAACGACATTCCGTGAATTGCGCCAGAAGCAATTGCTTCCCGTACCGGCAACATCATCCAGTTATCGAAGATTCGCGCTCTAACCTCTACACCGTTATCAGTTTCACGTGGAAAACCGGAAGAAAATGAGGCAATCGGGATGGAACCAACAACAGGGTGACGACCGTGATCGAACTGGATTACGGGAGTACGCTCACGAAACGTCTTGGTACAGGAGCCCTTTCGGATGCTCTCCTCAAAGGTGCCTTCCCACGATTCAATTGTGGCACGCTGACCAAAGACAATAGCAACACCTTCTAGAGTGAGACCATCACCATTTTCATCAGCAGCACGCAACTCAAATGGGATGTCACGCTCAAAAAACATGGGAATTGTAGCTCTCGGCGCTACTGTAGAAGTTGTGGTCATTACTAAGTCCTTTCAGATAGCGCTAAGAATTCTTGGCAAGTCATGCGCGCGTTGTGGTGGTGCAGTGTCTTCCGATGATGGAGCATCTTCTGAATCCTGAGAATTATCCGGTGGAACCTGTTGCTGCTGAACAGATGGCAAGCCATTGTGCTTACCAATGAGGTTAGAAACATCTCCTGCATAAACAGCTTCAACTACTGAATCTGGATCGAAACCAGCAGTCACAAGAATGTTGATAACTGTAGCGTTTTGACTGAGAACCGCAGCAAGGTCAGTAATGTCTTCACGCAAGAATGGAATATCTCTTGCGTCGTACCACAATCTAGCATCTCTTCCAGGAGACTTGACTAGAGAAGAGAATGCACCGACGAACGCTCCCCACAATGGACACATAGTGCCATCAACAAAGTTACGCTTTGCTGCGGCATAGTTACCAGCGTTCAATGCGGACCCTGAAAGTCCTTCTGATAGACCAAGAATCACGGGATGCGTACCAGCGGCAGCAGCTACACGAGTTTCACCGGCGCCTTGTGTTGCACGCAAAGATAGAGACTCCCAGGATTGCCCAACAGTTTTAACATCAGTTCCACCCTGGATAAACAGAGTCTTACCAGACTGCTGCGGACCCTTGTGCTTCTCATTGAATTTCTCAACAAAGAGATCAAACTCTTCTGGACCAAGGTTAGGGTCTAGTGAAATGACATGTGTAAGATTAGCACCATTGTTGATAGTAGAAGACTTGTGTGCCGTAATCTGGTTATCAGCTTCGATGTCTGGCAAACATGCAGAAATCCAAGACTGACCTTTCCACTGATTACCAGGTAGAGGAATTGGCTTGTAATGTGCAATATCTTCTGG